CGCTATCCAGCAAGCCACCTGACCACTGTAACACGCTGTTTGCAGCATCTCTGGCAAATTTACCGTCCGGCCCTAGCACCCATCCGAGGGCCTTCAATGATCCGGCTATAGCAGATTGATCTGCTGCACTTGTGGCGAGCTTGTACTGTTGGGCAAGCTGGTTAGCCTGATTCTGCGCTTCGATGTTAGCAACAGCAATTCGTGCATTGTTGTTTGCCGTACTACTGGCTGTATTTGCATCAGCCTGATACTTGCTAGAGCCTGCATTAATACCGGCAATGTCAAGTCTGTTCTGATTTTCCATGCCTGTGTTGGTTAGCTGGTTACCACCAAGCAGCCCTGTATTAGCAAGCTGGTTAGCCCCCTGCAGAGCGGTAACATCCATGCTCCCTTTATTATTCAAACCTGTATTTGCAAGTTGGTTGTTGCCTAACAAACCTGTATTTGCAAGTTGGTTAGCCCCTTGCAAATTAGTAACATCAATGTTGCCCTGGTTATTTAGCGTAGTATTGGCAAGCTGTCCTGCGTTTGAAAGAGATGTATTAGCAAGCGTGTTTTGCCCTGCTAGCGTAGTATTGGCAAGCTGACCTGCGTTTGAAAGAGATGTGTTAGCAAGCGCGTTTTGCCCCGCTAGTGTAGTGTTAGCTAGTTGTCCTGCGTTTGAAAGAGATGTATTAGCAAGCGTGTTTTGCCCTGCTAGCGTAGTGTTAGCTAGTTGTCCTGCGTTTGAAAGAGATTGAACGTTCAGGGCGTTAGCACCCTGCAGTGCTGTATTATCAAGCTGACCAGAGTTTGACAGGACTTGACTTGTAGCAGTGTTGGCTAATGTACCGGCTATCTGGTTTGCTGCAGTGTTCTCAGTGCTACCTGCTTTCCATCCTTCAAACGACAGGTCAGCGGCTTTTTGTAAATCACTTTGCTGTATGGCATAACGACTTGAAGCTGCTTTTGCTGCGTTGCTGGCTACAGCATTCATGTACTCTCTGTCAAGCCCTTGCGTCTGTTGATTTTGCATAATGCTGGAACCATACAAACCCCTACCAGACATTGTATTTGAAAGGTTCTTGAGGCCAGTGTTGTAAGCGTTTGTAGCGTCTAACTGTCCAGGGGTAGTCAGTGACTCCTGAAGTTTGTCGTAATCTCCAGACATCAGCCCCTGATAAGCGGGAGCAGGGGTTGTATATTTATTGAAATTAAATGATTGCTGCGCGGCGGTAGCTGCATCCTTTATTGCCTGAGTGGGTTGGCTGTAGCTCTGTGCCTGTGCGGGAGCCACAAATGTTGACATAGGCAGTGGGGCAGCTACCGTATTGGTCTGTTGTGGTTTAGTGGCACTGTTATACAAATTAGTCAGCAAATCTAGCGTTACACCATTAACAGGGTTTGCAGATGGAGCCACTGGCTGACCTATTTTGTATAAATCATCAACATTAATACCAACTCTGCCGAATGCAGCCTTTGCATCTGCATCAGAATAACCTGTAGCAGACAACACCTGACTAAGTGGTATACCGGCATCCTGCATTGCCTTTGCAACAGCGTAAGGATCATTAATATTTGAATTTACAAATGATGCTATGCTTTGGTTGTTAGCTCCTGAAGCTAAAGTATTGGTAGGGGGTGGAGTGGATGCAGGGGCTGCTGTGGTCTGCTGCTGTGCGTACCCTGAAAACGGATTGGAATTGTTATTGTAGGTATAGTCCGCATTATTGCCGCTTGCCCCCCCAGTGTTCAACGTGTAGTTGGGAGTGGATTGTACCTGATTAGGTGATGATGCGTTTGGATTATACCCACCTCCATCAAGCAAGCCCCCTGTATTGGCTGCTCCTACGTTGTATAGGCTGTTATAGTCTATGCCTGCCGCTCCAAAAGCCTGTTTAGCTTGATCCGCTGTGTAGCCAGTAGCAGCAAGGACTCTATCCATACCGATACCTGAACTACGCATAGCCTCTGCTACTTTTGCAGGATCGTTAATATTAGAATTAACAAAACTGCTAATTTCTTGATCTGTGTATGCCATATAAATGCTCCTTTATGCGTAGTCAAGCCAGGGCTTTAGAGTGTCCCAAAGAGGTACTTTTTTGCGGTCATAACTCATTAAATCATCATATCCGGCTATATTCTTGGCTTCGAAATTTTTGTAAGCCTGGTAAGGGGTGAAGGTATTGGTGGATAGCCTTGGAACAGTGACCTGTTGAGTCTGTTTAGTCTGTTGAGTCTGTTGAGTAGCAGAGGAGTTCTTAGTACTGCCTTTTTTACCTATAGTAACGTCAGCTGGTACGCTATAATCCTGCAAAGCTGTCTCATTCGCTATGCCTTGGTCTATCATAGCCTGAGAGGGAGGGCCATCGTACTCAAAGAAAGTTTCGCCTTGTTTGCCAAAAGAGCCATAGTCCAACAGGTAATCACTTTGAGACATTTCGTTAGGGTTGTAGCCAAGATCGGCTTTGAAAAAAGCTTCTCCCTCACCGTATTGTACATTGGCAAAGTCGGCTGGAGGTGCTTTTATCTCATTCCATAAACTCTGCCCTGCCGCTCCTGCAGCACTCATCAGCAAAGAGTTGGCATCTACCTTTCCGCCAGTAACTACGTTTTGAAGAGTATTTCCAGCAAAACCGACAATAGGATCGACAATGTTTTTTGAAAGACCTGTGAGATCAGTTATATACCTTGATGCAGACTCTGCTATAGTACCTGCTGTTTTTCCACCAGCCATCCCTGCGCTTGTCATGCCTACAGTTGATTCGGATATACCACCGGCTGCACCTGCGCCACTTGACGCGGCTGACGTTCCTGCATTTGTAGTACCTGAAGCAGCTGATGTTGCCCCGTTAAGAATACCACCGACGATACCTGTAACTGCAGGCATGATCCCTTTAACAGCGTTCCAGCCACCTTCGCCCATGGTGCCAGTCCATTCTTCACGCGGCAACATACCTGCATCCTGAAGTGTGTTCCACCAGCCAGCATCGGTAGATGACCATCCGTTTTCTATAGGTGCAGTTGCAGGGTCTTTGGGTGTCCACTTCCAGCTATTAGGATCGTATGCTGCGCTGTGGAGCAACCCCCAGTCATTGTAGTCATACCCAGTAAAATTTTCGCGGCTTAAATTGTAATCTCTATCATTAGGGTCGTATAATACCCCGTCTATCGCTGTAGGCCGGTATACTGTTTTTGTGCGTTCTCCAGTTGCGTCATCCCACCTCGAGGCATTTGTATCCAATATAGGATTAACACTATTTAGATATTGTGTAGGGTCGTATGTATAGTAGCCGCTACCGTCAGCAGCAGTTACTGCAGTGCCAGGCGCGATTACTCTCCCAGTGAGATCCATCCACGAGCCGTTATTAGCATCCTTGATGTATTGTATTGCTTTAGCCTGTTCCGTCAACGATACCGGTATAACGCTAGTGCCTGCTCTATCCGCAAAGATGGATACAATATCATCACTGGTAGTTGGTCGTAATGTTGAATTTCTATATATATCTTCATCACCAAGCTCTTCGGGGGTGTAAAAATTACCGTTCCCGTCCGTAAATGACCGCCCATATATGGCATCGGTTAGATCGGCACGCCCAACATCAAGAGAACGACTGCCACCCCGCACATAGCCGTATGGAGATTCACCCGCTTGTATGTCAAGGGCTTTTGAAAAATCACCAGAAGCGTATTGCGCTATTGTCTGGTCTTTCCATTTTAGATAGTCGGTCTCTTTTGACATGATTATTACCCCGTTACCAAAGCTATTTCAGCCTGCAAAGTCTCTACACCGAACCGGCCTGATTGCGAGTCTATCTGCCACTGGATAGATGTCCCTCTCACTCTGTTGTTTGTATTCTCAATCCACGCAGAGCCAGAGATAGAGCCAAGCAATGTTATGGCATCATTCAAGTCCTCGTTGGCATCATACAGCTCTTGTGCAGCAACTAGTACATTGATGGTCTTTAAAATAGTTTTGCTGCCATCTGGAAAACGGGCCCTAATGTATGCTGGATAGTTGCCTCCAATTTGCATGGGCTTAAACTCTACTGATGTTTTTCTAAGCAGGCCACCGCCAAACAAATTGAATCGTTTGGTAATAATCAGGGTAGTGTAGGGGGTGAAAACAGCAGGAGTCACTTCGTCTGTTTCTGCTACTCCGTCCATTACATACAGATACCCATTATCTCCGGCGATGTAAATATCGTCTTCCATTTGTACTGCAGACCTTACAACGCCCTGAGTAAAACTTAGTTCAGAGAATACCGGCTGACCAGATATATTGTGATATGCGAATATATTGCTTTCTGTTAAGCACCAAACTGCGCTGTACTTTGGGATATAGGCAAGTTCATAATTAACCCTTTCAGCCCATGCAGAGTTAATTTTGCCCCCTGTGTTGTCTGTCTGCAAATCACCGTACTCTGTTACACCCTTGATGCTCTTGAATCCGTTGGTATCCACAAAGAAAATATTGTTGAATGCCATAACCATGCTGTGAGCGTTTTGGGCGCAATTATTGTTGTTCAGCTTTGATACCTGCCAAGTAGCAGGTTCTTCCGTGGTCACTATCCTGTACAGCATCTTGTCAACGTCACCACGCTTTGACACAACGAGGTCGGTAAGGAATGTAGCAAACCCATTCACCTCCATGTTGTCACCAAAGCCGCAACGGAGGCCTATCGCCGGATTTGTGAGGTCTGCTGTGTCCCACATGGTTTCATCTTCCACGCCTGAAAAAGTAACGAGGTCTGGCTCGTCCGTAGAGTTAATTACAACCCTTGCCCCTATCTCTCCTATTGCTGCGGCCTTCAAACCGTCTGCAAGGACTGTTAGAGTGCTTCCGTCCCATTTACGCAAATTTGTGCTGCCATCTGCTATTAACATGACATTATTGAAGGTAATAAATGAAGGGACAACGGTTGTTGAGGCTATAGCGTTGGTGCCAATCTCTACCCATACCTTACTAGCGTTCAGGGAATACAGCTTAAGTCCTGACACACAGACAAGCCAGCTTTCTGTAGATGATTTTTCGTAATAGTAAAGTTTGCGGATAGGGGCGGGTAAAGCGGTAGAGGTTACACAAGTAGTGCCAGGGCGTGTCTCAGGAGTCCCGGTCTGATTGTTGTAAATAATGTTGTAGGCTCTCGCAAGTTCATTGTCTGCAATCTGCGAGGGAGATTCAGCGTAATTCACACCACCTGAGAAATTCAGGGCGAGTGGTCTGATCTGGCTCTGCTGAGCTTTGGTAAATTTCATTGCCATTTGACAATTCCCTGTATGGTGCTATGATTGAGTCAGGAGGTAAATCGTGCCTAGCAACTGGATTGATGCCTTTTGGTGCAACAAGTACGCACAACAGACTTTGCACGTCTCGCAAACTGCCTGTCTTGTGGTGAGGCAATACCTAATGTACTGTTTGCTTTCCGAGGCTCTGGAGCCTGCATAAATTGTCTGAATAGATCGTTCATCACATCCACCCATCCATTCTAACGGTTAAAGGACTTTGTGGAGCATATACGCTCACTATTGAGGCTTCCATATCATTAAGAATAACCTGATCCTGTGTGACATTCTGCTCTTCTATGTTCTGCACCCTTAAAGCTACATAACGGGCAATAATGTCGTCTAACTTACCGCCCCAGGGCATTGTGCTTGCTGCGGTGTATGCTGAAACATCAACAACAGGGAAATACCATAGTGTCAATGCGATGACGCTTGTAGGAGTGGAATTAAGCAGGATGCGGTTGTTCTGTAAATCAAGGAACCAGTTAGCCACGGCTGATGCTGTTATAATCTGTTCCCATTCGCTTTCTGTCTTTTGTGCAAGTTTTTGGTGAAGATCATCCCGCCAGAGTCCAATTGGTATGTCAAGGTCAACAGGGCAATCAACATAGTTCTGCCCGTCTACCGTTGCCAATGCTGCACTCTTCTTGGCAAAGTGTAGCTGTGCCCTCTGGCATATCCTGTTAGCCCTGCGTATAGCCTGTTTCACCATAGGCAGGATAACGGTGGTGTTGTCCGTGAAACGGGTAGAATCTGTATCTGCTATCTCTATCCGTACTTCTGCTATGACATCGGAAACAAGGCTCATGGCTTCCTCACTATCGGATAATTATATTGCTGTGTGCGCCAGGGGTTACAATGTGCTTTACGGTCTGATACCCCTGCTCTTTACCCACTTCCCTGAGATAACGATAAAGTTCAATTTTAAGTAATACGGGATCCTCTGTGTCCAGCGTGTAGCCTGCTTTAATAGCGTTCTGTATTTCTACAAGGGGAATGGATGCTACCTTTCTCCCTTGTCTGTTATCCCAAAAACCATTGTCAGCTTCAGCCTGTCTCGCATTCTCTTCAATAACTGTTGAGACATCCTGCACACTCGTTTGTGTGAGCGTAAACTCGTCCTCATTGTGCTGATCGAAATGGAAAACCTCTTTGACATCAGGCATTCGCAATATCACCTTTCTATGGTAAGGAAGGGGCTTTTACACCCCCTCCCTCTATGTGTTAAACTGCGTAGATGTTCTTGATACGGGCGTTGGCCTTCTCAGAACGACACTTCAGGGTGTACTCGACATCAATCATCCAGGTACTTGAAGGGCCATTCTTAGCCAGTTGGGTTGTGCGGTAAGGCATGAGTACCAACTGCTCCCACATAGCAGTCTCAAGAAACAGACAGCTCATGTAGTTAGCAGCATCAACAGCCAGGAAGCGGGTAGGTACGATTTTCACAACACCAAAGTCGGACTCGTAGAAGTCAACAGTTGCAATGACTTTCTTCTCGTCTTGGTCAGAGTTGATGGTAACGCGATTGTTACCGTTGAAAGCAGAAATCTTGCGCTTTACTTTGCCCGGAGCGAGAACAAGACCAGGCTTGCCGCCCACATTCCAGCAGGCTTCCATTGCAGTGTTGAACAGGTCTTCAGTCAGAAGCTGAGTAACGGCTTGAGTAGCACCCCATCCGGTTACATCTGCGTTGGTGGTAATAAAGCCCTTCACACCTTTTGAAGCACGTGCTGCGGTTGCGGAACCTGCAGAAGAAGCAGCAGTGTTCAGCATGTCGTACTCAATTTCGGTCTTCAGTTCGGACAACTGCTTGCCCTTTTGGAAAGCGATTTCAGAAGAACGGCCCACCTTGTCAACGTATTCCATTACGTCAGCCAGCTTGAATACCTTGTTGCTGTACTGAGTATAGTTAGCTGCGTTGATAGGGTAGGTGATAGCTGCTGCGGTTACATCGTTACCTTCGAGTTTAGCGTTGGCACCAGTAGGAGCGGTCAGGGTGTCTTCCTGCCATTGCTCATATTTTGCTTTTGCTTTCCCTTTGCTGATTGCGTTTGTGAGGGTACACTCTGTTGAGGCAATATTCAGACCCATGTTACCGCTAAGGCTCTTTATCCCTAGCTTCTGTACATTACTGCACAGCTCAGACTATATCATCCCTTTCGGGCAGGGCGCTCATGTCAGCATTACTGCCATAACGGATATTGTACTTTGTTGAGGAACTGTATTTGCCCATACACTTTTTGTTGCAAAAATGGCGTTGCTTACTTTTTGCTTTTGAGAGTTGTATGGATAAAAATGCGCCGCAATAATCACAATTACATTCCATCCGCCTGTAGGCTCGGCTGTTAGTCGTTGCACCTTCAAGAGCCTTTCGGCTCAAGCTTGGCTCAGGATTGTCCACGACATTACTCGGTAGGATATTCCCTGAATTCACCCCGTTTTCTATGGTCGCACTATTACACAGGTAGTTTTCATAATACGTCCAAAGCACCAATATTACTTAGTGATTATGTCAGAAATGCTCTCTCTCATTGAGGAGCTAAAATTAGTGGTATATGTTCTGGTTTCTCCAGCCATGACTACTTCTCCTTATGCAAGGAGGCTCATCAGTTCACCTGTAGCGCGATAATCACCAGACTTGGACTTCCTTGTAAGCTCCTTGATACGCTCTGCCATCTTGGCATTATCACCAGTTTCAACAGCGTTGTTTCCACTCTCAAGGATAGGTGCTTTCGTCTCGCGTTTCGTTGGCTGCGGGGCTTCTGCGGCCTGCTGCGTTGGTTGTGGTTGTTGTTTGGCAACCCTTTCACGGGTTGTGCGGTACATATCAATATAAGACTGAGGGTCTTGGTCAAGCTGGCGATACATGTTCTTGCCCACGCTTTCAGGCATCATCTTAATCTGCTCTATGATTGCCGCCTGAACCTGCCGAAACATCGGGTCAGCCTGTACGTTCTGCTTGACTGCATTCAGTTGCTGTTGGTGAGCGTTCTGTTGATTCTGCTGCTGGATAGGCTTCATAAACTTTTCTTCGACTTCCCTCATAACCTCTTGTCTGGTTTCCCATTTAAGCTGTTCAATCGGATCATCGAACTGTGGCTGTTCACTCACTGTCTGTTGATTGCCATATCCAAGGGCTTCGGCTACTTTAGATTTGATAGCAGGACTTGATTCGATTGCTGATACCAGGCCATTGTATGCCTGTATCCTTGCACGCTCCTGCTCAAGCTGTGCCATCTTCTGTTCGTAGTTGTAGCCCTTCTGCAACAGTTCTACTTCCTGCTCTGGCCTTACATCTACTTCCTGTCCATTCCACTTGATCTTGCGTGTCGGAGTCTCTACGGGGGAAGTCTCGCCAACTGGTAGGTCAGGTTGTCCCTCAATATACTCATCAGGCACGTCAGGTGCTTCTACTGATTCCATGACAGCAAGAGCTTCGTCCGAGAGCATGATAACTCCGTTTTCGCCTATGCTTACGTGTTCCGCTGGTGTGCCGGAAATTTCTTCACTCATTTGATAACCTTCTTTCTTCCCCTTGGTGCAGGAGGCCGTTTAGTTACGGGGCGACCTTTTGGGAGCGCAATCCCGCTTGTATGAAATTTTTCAATGATGCGCTTGTACTCGTCTGTTTCTTCTACATACTTTTCGTACATCAGCCGATACTTGTCCTGCCACTCCCTTGCTTCTTCCTCCGCTGCCCTGATTCTGTTTTCGAGCTTCTTGACCTTGTAATTTACATCAACTCCAAAACTCACAGGATTCCGCCTTTCTGCTCACTCATGGGTGATTGAATGCGCTCTAAAGCCTCTTGCCCTTGTTTAATGTCGTGTTCCACTACTCCCATGATGTCTGCTATCGCTATCATCTGAGAGCGTACTACTGAAAACTTGACAGTCTCGTCAGGGTAGAGGTTCAAAAGTTGCTCAGAGAGGCTTGTAGTGGCTCCCGTAACCAACTCTTGTAAATAATCCTTTGCCTGCTCTGCCCTGCTGCCCTTTTCAAGTAGCTGATCGTCTGTCATTAATCACCTGTTCATTCTGTGAACGCTATACCGTAATATGCTGAAATTAACAAGAGAATTTCGTCATCCTCTCTTTGGATAGCTTTTTTGTGTCTGTTCGTTACACCTGATTTCTTTTCTAAAAGCCCTGCTACCAGTTTTCCGCCAACAGAACTTGTGCCTCGTAAAGTCGCCCTCATACTGCCAAGGGGTTCCGGTTCTGTAGTTCCTAGCCATGATCCGACATGCTTGCCTATCCAATCAACTAGCCACGTCATTCAGCATCAATACTGGTGATTGTCCTTGTTCCCCCTGATAGCGTTCCAGTGATACGCTCTTTCGTGCCATCCCGAGACTTGAACACAGGATCAGCATCAAGCCCTGTTGCATCGCCTGCAGCTACGGCAAGAAGAACCCTTTGCACATCTGCCAGAGAAAGTCCGTTTTCAATCACGGCATCCAGCACAGCCCTGCCGATTACATCAGCAGCAACAGTGGTTGCCGGTGCTATGTCAGCGCTCATAAATCCATCGGCTGTAAGCGCTGAACAGCATACGCCGCCTGTACCTGCCAAAGTCGCAAGCCCCCCGGCTATGGCTCCAAGTGGTGCTGATAATCCGCCCAAACCAGCAAGGTCAGCAGCTGCGGCTATTGAGCCCACCATGTCAGCAGTTAATCCACCTGTACCAGCTATGGTGGCAACGGCAGACATAATCAAGCCCATTGCGGCATCACTTATTCCACCCGTACCTTCTACGGTAGATTCAGCATTCAAGCCTCCTGCTAGATTAACTGAACCAGTTGTACCTGACCCCGCTACACGTGAGCCTGTAGAAGCCATGCCGCCTGACTTTTGAGCCATAATCCAGCATTCAGGGTGACGGCTCCCAACCGGAACTGATATTTTGTCATCAGTAATCCCCTCCCCTGCTGTTAGGTTCCGGTTGCGTCCCGTCTGATGGAAGTTCGCATGATGAACAGCAGGGTAGGCACCATTAGAAAAACCTGCCCCTGCGAACTTCAAGCACCCGTGAGCGTCACGGTATCCGTTCTGGATAAGCCCCATTAGATCGCCTCGGCTGCTTCAGGGGAAATTACCGCCACCGCCTGCCGGTCAAGCTCTTTTTGAGCCTCAATGATTAGCCCTGCCAAGCGGTAGGTATCACCTTTCCAAGCGTGAAAGTCTGCTATGATTGCAAGGATAGACTTATCCATATCAGCCCCTAGTTGTAAGCGTAGTCATAATCAATAAACACTGTGCCGCCTGTGGTGGTTGCACCTGTCTGGAACAGAAGAAACTGAATGTTTGCCCCGTCCTTAATCTGTCTCAAGGAAGGGAGAGCGTTTACAAAATCCATCTTGGTGTAAAGACCTGTTGCCGGGACGGGAATAGTCCAGAGAGGCTTGCATAATCCGATAATAACCGTACCTGAAGCGTGAGCAGTACCACCCCAGGTGAGGTTTACAATATCACTCACGCCAGTGTCGCCATTGGCAAGGGGCAGAAACGGGTTGTGCTTGTTTGCTGCGGCTCCGGTATTGAGCAAGTTTCCGATACCCGCGGAAGCGGTTGAGGTGAACGTAGTTGTTGCTCCTGCTGCGCCACCTTGATCTAAATAGTTAATAATACAGGTAGGAGCGTTGGCACCCATGGCAGTATCAGCAGCCACGAACATCCTCAAGCCCACGCCGTTTGGATAGCGGTCTGCCTTGGCGGCAGTGTTACTGATAGCGGTCATCGTGACAGTCTTGGTGCCGGTGGTTGACACGTTGGTAGTGGTAAGTGGTACAAAACCAACCATGTCCACTGACATCAGCATCCAAGGCGCGCCGGTTGCGGCTACACCACAAGCCCCGGCAGACAGAAAGTGTTTGGTGGCAGGGGAAACATCGCCACCGTTATAGAGCTTGTCCTCTGCCCATGTATCATCAGTGGGGACAAAGGTCAGGTCTGAACCCGTATAAATTGAAGCAAGCGGAATACCGTTATGCGGCCCCAGCAGTGTCCATGCTCCCGCTGTGCCGGCCACGTTCAAAGTCTTTTGGCAAATAACGGTGTCCGTCTTGCCGTTTGTCGTTAATTGTGTGATGAGGTCATCTTGGCTGCTGAATCCCATTGTGTATTCTCCTATTTCCAGACCGTTTCTATGGTACCTACAAGTGTTGAGGATGCCAGCGATCCAGCATAGCTTTGTGCAAAGAATCCAAGCACAGCACCATCTTTAATCTCAGGACATCCTGCTTGATGAATGAGGCTGTCAAACCTGTCAGCAGCCCCGTAGCTTTCAAGGTTGCTTGAAGTTGTCCGTCTGCATTCTTGCGTGATGTATCCGGTGAAAATGGGCTTTACAATCACCAGTGCCAGCAATCCTCCACCTGCTGCGGTGAAAGTTACTGACTCAATAGACTTCACTCCAAGATCACCAGCTTGCAATGCTATGTAAGGGTGGAAGCCTGCGCTTGATACGGCTGTTGACGCTACCTGACCACCACCGGCAAGGGTGCTGAGAGTAAATGTGTTCTGGCTTATCCTGCCTGTTTCGCCACGNTCNTTGGTGTAGTTAATGGTAAACTGCCCGACTGCCGAAGCTGCTGCCTGTGAAACCGCTACAACTCGACCATATCCATAACGGGGTAGCGTTACAGTGTTNTCCATTACCTGNTCTTCACCCACTGCATCAGAGTCTATGAATGGGTAGTACATCAGGTAGTCAGCCAGGATCAGCCGTTGCCGCTGGCTGGACATAGATGTTGATGAAGCTGCACTGCTCATCACCATCAGGCTCCTTAAGTGCTGCGTCTGGCCGCTACCTACCGTTGGAACGTAGATTCCCTTGTTGCCCTCAAGGTATGCTGAAACGTAGGGAGCAGAGGCATAGAAGTTGGCCGGGGGGGAACCTGCATAGTAGGTCATATCCACCAGCCCTGACGTTGGAGTTGTGGCACTGGCAACCATTTTACGGAAAGCCGTTGTCCACGTTCTGCCGTCAAAGTCAGCCTGCGCAAATTCTCCCACGCTACGGAATCCCATTAGTCTACGCCTCCGGCTCCAGCCATGTCACAAGCCATGCCTGCAATAATAGGGGCCTCACAATCGCAACGTTCTTCTATGTCATTAAACTTCTTGCCGCATTGCGTGCATTGCATGCTAATCCTCTGTTACGGATAACGCGCCAGTAGCAAACTGAGGCTGTATCAGATTGGCAACAGTCAACGGACTGTTCAAGGCTCCGCTGTAGAACATCTGACCTGCGCCACTTGCCAGTTCGCCTATTGATACATGAGTGATAGTGTTCCCGGTCACTCCGCATTGTGGAAACTGGATCAGCCCTGAGTTTGTGAAGGTAGAACCGCCATCTGTCCATGCCGATGCTCTAACCATAGTCTGGCGGGCATAGTTGGTGTACGTTGCCTCGCTGGTACTCTGATTGCCAGCTTCGCCAGGGTCAGCGGTATGTAGCGCGACATAGACGTTAGGGTTTGCCATCCATGCAGGAGACACGCCTTTCAGGAACGCTGCCAATACATCGTTTTCGGTAGTATTTGATTTCGACATAGTTCACCTCAATAGGTAGGTATGATTTCTGTTATGTAGCCAAGTTCATTTCGCTTTACTTTGAGTGACTTCGCATTCACATGTGTGTGTATTGGTATTTCAGGGAAGTTAATGACAGGAGGTTCGTAAGAACGGATGGCTGTCTCGATATTTGCCATTTGCTTGCTAATGGAAAGCAACAGCGGCGAATAATCTGTATCCTGCTCTTTGCCCGGCTTTGCTAGAGCTTTCTCAATCGATTTGAAACCATCTGCCAACACCAACATAGCCTCTTCAAGCTTAGAATCATTCTCGTTGGCCGGAAATAGCTCAGACACGATAATGGATACTTCAGCGTCTGGCATGTCATCATATTCAGGGAATCTATGGCGAAAGTCGGTTACTTTCACTTTTTGCCCCTCAATTTTAACGGGTCAGCCTCACGTTCAGCAGCTTTCTGCTTGTTGGCTTCCGCCTGTGCTTCCATTTCCTTCATCTTTAAAATGTGTTGCTCTCTGGCCTGCTGCATAGCCAACTGCTGTTTTTCCATTTCACCACGCATTTTGATCTGATCTGCCTCTAGCTCCATCTGAAGCTGTTGCATTTCCATTTCCATCTTCTGTTGTTCAAATTGCGCCTTGACCTGTTGCTCCTGCATCTTCATCTGAAATTCGGCCTGCTTCTGTTGAGCTTGCTGTTGTGCCTGCTGTTGAGCCATTTGTGCTTGTTGCTGTTGTGCCTGGACTTCAGGAGGAGGCTGCGGAGGCTGTTGTTGTTTCTGCTGCAGCTTTTGAGCAAATTCAGGCTCTGACACAAACAGGTCATCAACCACAATGTTAAGCTGGCTGAATTTCTTCTTCTGAGCCTTGAGGATATGGGTTTCAGTCATGATACCCATTGCAATGCCTGCCTGTGTGCCGAACTGAACCAGCATATCAAGCTGGTTAGCTATGGATTGTTTCTCTGCAGCGGAAACACCAATATCAATCTCAATGTCGTACTCACCCTTTAAGTCTTCAGGATTTACGGTCAAATCTTGTCCAAGTAGGGTAATAGGGTCAGGGGAAGGCCATCTTTGGTTGATAAAGATAAAGTCTCGGATAACGCCAGTTATGGCACCGTTTCCCAAATGTTTAGCAGACAGCCGCAAACGTCTTGCTGAAGCCTGTGAGATCATGGAAATACCTGTGGCGGTTTTATTGAGGCTGTCACCGTCCATGCCCTGATTGTAGCGGCTGTTTCCAGTGATCTCCTCATTATTGCCCTTCAGGAGTTCCCATGCTTTGAGTATGAAGTTGTCAGGGGGGGAGGTCTTTACTTCGCCCAAACGCTGCGGATCGCCAAGAATGACATCAAACGGTTTGCGAGTTTGCAGCATCTGTTGCATACGGACATCGTTGGTAACAGGGTTACGGTAACAGCTTTGTGCTGCAGAATCCTGAATAAATCTAAGCAGGTTTGTTTCAATCTTTTGCTCATGCTCTAGAATGGAGGGAAGGGCGATTCCATGAACTTTATGTGGTTCCGGTAACATAGCGCCAATACGGAAAGGGGCGCGGCCATACGGATTCTCCTCTACCTGTGCGATAACGTCATTCTCAATGATCGTAACGATGCAATGTTCAAGAAGACCATCTTTATCAATATCCAGCTTGCAATAGCACTCTTTGACCTTCAGTTCCCTGGTAAGGTCATCCATGCCCTTGATAGAAGCCCTTGAGCCGTCTTCAATTACTTCAGAAAGCCCGTCAATCTGAAACTCTATGGTATCCTGATCTACAGACTGGACAGATTGAGGAGTGCCAAGTTCTTTACACTTGTCAAACGTACCCTTGCGATAAATACCGGCTTTCTCACGCTTCCTGATGTCATTCAGAGAAAGCTTAAAAGGCCCGTGGTAGATCAGCCTGCCATCAATTCCGCCCCAATCAGTGAGCTTGCAATCAGAACTGTAGCCAAACGCCCAAGGCTGTACCACTTCAAAGGCAGGGCCGAAGTATTTAACGTCCTTACGGATAACCTTGACGTTCTCATAGGCCATAGACTCAGTGGGCATACCCATTTCGTCAATAGCCCCAGGTATCATTACTTCGTCATACTTGGTAATCTGGCGTTTTTTGTCCTGCAGCAGCAGCTGCATCTGCTGTTCTTCAAGGAAATCATACTTTTCATCAACAAGGTCGTAATCTTCCTTGTGATATACCTTGAAAACGCCAATGGGATACAAGCCGCAGTTAAACAGGAACTCATACAGACGCTTCCAGCCGTCCTGTTTGCGAAACATTTGATAGCGGATTAACTTTTGGAAAGCTGTGGCACGTTCGGGTTGATCTGACTTGAGGGTGAAGAACTCATCGGAGAAAATTTCAATTAGCGAGGCTAACTGTGACTGGTGTTGTGTGTAGACCAGTGGAGCAATCGACTGTGACCAGCCTTCACGCTCATTCCCGTAAGGAGCGCCACGAAAAGCCTTGTAATAGGTTTCCCGTTTCTCTGCAAACTCCATTTGGAGCGCATCGGCTGCGTCAAGGTCAGGACGCAACAATGTAAGGATGTCAGCATCCTTTATGGAAATCTTGTCTGCCATGCGCTTCCACTCCTGTAGGGTAAGCGACTTAGGGGCTTGACCTTGCCAAACCCCTTAATCTATTCAGTTTTGTTATGCGCTTGTTACAAGTTTCCAGAGCGGTTGTGCCTGAGTGCCACCGTTGATATACAGCTTGCCTGTGTCAAGGCGAATACTCAGTGAGCCTTTTGGTGCTACGCCTTCACCAGTAGCAGGAGGAGTGCCGTCAGTGTAATCAACGGGAGCGCCTGCAGTGGTGTAAAAACGAATTGAGCCGAGAGTAATGGAACCGTCAGTATTCTGTGAAATGCCAGAAAGGTTTTGCATGAGTGATCTCCTACAAAAAGGATAGATGGCGGAAATTCACCACTTGCTATCCGCTTACTCTAATGTAAGTGGATTGTCAATCATATTTGCGTGAATGATCCACTCATAGGCTGAAAGGTGCCGTTTCTTTTCAGTCTGTTTTTAATTGCGCCAAAGCTTACCCCTATCCTGTCTGCCCAATCAGACATACACAAAGTTTCCCCATTAAACGATATAAGCCTATTATTGCGCTTATTTCTGCAATTAATGGACGGGGTTGTCCACCGGCAATTTGTCGGCTCGTACCCACCATCATTGCTTATCCTAACGTGACCGGACAATCACGATTTTGTGTGTGCTCATTCTACAGTGTCTGGAGTATATTGTCTAGACATAGGAGTGAATAATCCATAAATTTTGCCGTCTGAGGTGGTCAACACTGTACTGTTACCATGCACAACCACTTTTATTCCCCTGCCTATAGCTACCCCACACCAGAAGTCTGTGGCACAGCGTTTCTCGTAATGATCGCCTGCATCGTCCATTGTAACGCCCCATAGGTGGATTTCCTTCTTGCGCCTCAATATAGCGTGGGCAATGGCATAATCAGTGGAGCTTCCAAGGTAGTCAGTGTGGAACTCCTGTTCAATGATGTCTGGCAGGTAGTAGTCGTAGGTTATCATCTGCATATCAGCGGCTTTAGCGTTATCACGCTCTCTACGCAACTTTTCATGGTAAGGGTGATCTTTGGGGTGTATCTCAAATAGAACATCCAGTGAAGGATGAAAATAATTTATCCCCCATTTCTCCCCTTTAGCCTCGTAGCCCTGCTCGTAGCCGGAACCTCTGCCGATAATGTTGATAATCATTGTAATCTTTCGGGTATGCTCATAACACAACACTCCTTGCTGAGCCTGTTGACTTATTCTTCCACTCTTCAAACCATTGAGTATCCAAGAGGGCTAAACGGTAAATACACTCGAAAGCGTCATCATTTACCTTCATCGGCTTTCCGTCCTCGTCATACATCATGTCCTCTACCTCTTGGATGGAGTTCACGCAATCCCTGAAGAAATACACAGCAGGGCATTCATTCTGTGTCCACAAGAGGTTATTCAGAAGTTCAATCCCGTTTTCTTTCTCTTTGGATGCGACTTCTAATGCGTAGCCGTATGGCATCAGTATTTCTTCCATAACAGAAAAAGCATCTGAGTCATTTGGCTGTCCTGATTTGCTCAGTGGGTCAATAATCACCTTGTTAATGCGTGTGTAGTCTCGCATTCTGATAACTCTGACAATCTCTTCTGTGGCACTCTTGATGTTTCCCCTGAACTTGATCTCATCGCAAATATGCTTAACGCCATTGGAAAGGGTAGCCATAAAAACAACCATGAGAGGTTTTGAAGGATGCCAATCTATGCTGATGTCAATCACTGCATTCAGCGGGATAGTGAATCGCTCCTTGATATGGGTCTTACGGTCAAACCGCGGACATACCAGGGCAGACAGGTAAGAAGGCCTGCCAAGTATACGGGCTTGATATTCGTCAGCGGTCAAGGTCTTGGCAAACTGATCGATACCCTCCTGAGTGATACCGTACCCGATATTCACAGAAGAATCGCCAGAGAGGTTGAAGTAGGAAGGGTCAGGCTCACCCTTCGCATCGGTAGCCCTAATGATGTCCCTGTGAATCCACGCCTGGTTCAGAAGTGTGCAGCAAAATAACTCTCGGCCCTTCCTATCGACCAAGCCCCTTGCACATGCTACTCGTATGTCCCTCGGAGGCGGTTCGTCATAAATCACCAAGTCGTACTGCGCCCCCTCGAAAACTGTAACATCCTGAGAGGTGGAGAATATCTGAAGCTCCCCTTGCAAGCCCTTGTCATGACTCCTTGACCAGAACTCCCATGTAGCGTCCACACCCTGATTGTTTTTCTTAGTCTTAACAGGCATATCTTCAGGCCACCAGAACTTAAGGGCAGGCAGGATAACACTTTTGATATGTGTCTCCCATCCCTGCCCGATCCAGGCCACCCTTCGAGGGTTAGCGTGTGAGAAGGGTATCTTCTCACCGCTCCAAGGCCATTCGCCCCTGATAATACTGATAGCCAAGATGGCACCTAAAGTTGT